AAGATATATACCCCAAATTGTTGTTCGATATAAGAAAATATCCAGACTCTGTAAAAACAATCAAATGGTTATTATGTCATGGTTTATTATTTTTGAATTAAAAAAAATAAACTATAGGATAAATATATAGAAATGAATAGTGTAACACTGAAAAATATCAATCAAGAGTTAGAATATATAGATCCTGATGAGAGAAGATTAATAGATACAAATATAGAAGAACCCTTAACAATTGATGATTTAATAAATATTCTAGGATATCAATTCAGAGATGATATGATACTTTACTCTGATCTTGATAAATATCAAAGTATAGGACAATTGCTACCAAGAAATAACACCTTTAAGATAATCCTTATTCGAGATACTCCATACAGTGGACATTTTGTTGTTATTCTAAGGTATAAGAAAATTATAGAATGGTTTGATTCTTATGGATTTAAACCTGGTGATGAGTTAGATTATATGATGGTGAATAATAAACTAGACCAAACAAAAAGTGAATTAATCAATCTTTTAAGAGATGCTCAGAAGAAAGGATTCCAAATAGTTTATAATAATAAGGATTACCAACAATACTCTACTGATTATAAAACTATAGCAGTGTGTGGTAGATATTGTTCTTTAAGAATCATCATGCTATTAAAGTATAATTATGATTTAGAACAATTTAATAATTTTATGGATGATTTAAGAAGAAGATATAAGTTAAATTATGATGAGCTAGTCAGTTTAATAATAAAATAATTCTAAAAATTTTTTTATCTTTCTATTATATATATTAATTTAAAATGAGTGGTGTAACTTCAGATGTGAAACCGGTCTTAACAGAGGATGCAAGAATCAGTGATATTAAATCTCAGTTAGATGTGTCTGCTTTATTAGGATCAAGAGATAATTCTTTTTATTCTTATGCTGCAACAACTACATCAGCAAATTCAGTAAATGTAAATTGTTCTTTACCTAGTGAAAATGTTGTTTTTGATAGACTTATTTTTATAGGTGCAACTGTTAATTTAGAATTGCTCATTACAATTCCTAAACAGCCAGGAGTTGGACAAAATCCCCCTACAGTTCCAGCTCAAGGATCTCAAGTTTTTGAATATGGTGCTAAATGTGCTTTTCAACAGTTTCCACTCAATGGTATGATAGCAAATAATAACATTAAAGTAAATTCTGTGAGTTTTAACATGGCTCAAGATGATTTACAATCAGTTTTGTTAAGAACTCAAGACTTAAATGATCTAGCAAAATCTAACATGTGTATGTCTCCATCATACCCAGATCAATTTTTAGAATATGCAGCAAGCCAGGTTAATTTTAAAAATAATCCACTTGCAGGCTATAACTCAAATGTATATTCAAGTTTAGTGAGTAGAGGATCTCACCCAATTACTATTAATAAATGTTTTGTTGATGGGGCAGAAGTATTAACGTTTGCTCAATTAGTAGCAGGTGATCCTACAACTGATGGGGGTCATACTTATAAAGTTCAATTTTCAGCAGAATTTTTTGAACCTTTATTATTATCTCCTTTTATCTTTACATCTAAAAAGATCAGTAAAGCAGGATTAGTGAATGTTCAAAATCTGACATTTAACTTTACAATTGATAATATGTTAAGAAATGTATGGTCACAACTACCATCTCCATATACTGGATATACATCAGTGTTATCTTTACAACCACAGCCATTTAGTAATTTTAATGTATATATTAATTGTTTAACTCCACATATTACACAAACAATACCCCCAGTTTCTATCCTACCTTGCTTTACATGGGAGAGATATTTATCTTCATCTGTAAATACTCAAGAAATGGATCCTAATACTACCTCTGATATAGTATTAAACAATTTAGTGTTATCACAGATCCCAGAACAGATTATAGTTGTAGTGAGAAAGCAAAGGTCGGCTAAGACTTATAATGATGCTAATTCTTACTTAACTATTAACAGTTGTTCTATTAACTTTCTTAACTCTCAAGGAATGTTATCAAACTGTAATAAAAATTTATTGTATAAAATCTCTAAAGAGAATGGTTATGCAGATTCATGGTATCAATGGTCAGGATTAGTAAATGAGGCAGTTGTTCAAGCAGATGGAAGCTATAAACCAGCTAAACTTTTTACAAGTGGTTCTGTTCTTATAATAAACCCAGCAAAAGATCTATCTATAGGCTCTCCATATTTAACAAATGGTTCAAGAGGTAATTACAATCTCCAGATTAAATTGAATGTAACTAATAATTATTCAGCTAAAGTGACTCCAGAAATAATGATAGCATGCAAGAATTCTTGTTACTTGAAGAATTATCCAGGTGCTAAATCAACTCTTACTTCAGGAATGTTTGATATGTCTAGTTTATCTTCAGTTGTTACTGAGGCTGGACAGTTATCTAATGCTGATCTAGTTGAATCTCAACAAGGGGGTATATCAGATCAGTCTATAGGAGATTTAGATAATGCTCCTAAATATCAAGGAAGTGGAATGAGAAAATCAATGTATGGTCAAGGTGCTAGATTTGGTGGAGCCATGAGTAAAGAAAAGAGTTTAAAAAATAAGATCTGTTTATAATCAATAAGTTTTTTAGTTATATATTATAATTTTTTTGTAATATATAATATATAGTAGTAATATGTCTGAGAGGTTAAATTTAGATGTCCCATACACTAATCGACTAAGAAAGAATCTTTTAAAGTATGAAAAGAATTACAATCTTAATAGTGAAGATAAATATTATGATGATAGTTATTTATATCTACCATCTAATTTTAGAGGTGGTGCAATAAATGTCCATCCAGATGTCCATGCTGTGATGAAAGATCTAGTTCATAAATATGATCTCCATACAGTTCTTCATGGTAGTGGTTTCTGGAAATCAATTAAGAAAGGTGCTGTTAATCTAGCAAAAGAGGCTTACAATAAGGAGGCATTACTAGGGACTATTAAGCATTTGATTTTAGATAATGAGTATATCATGACTGCTTTAAAGGTAGGTGCTGCAGGAGCTGTGGCTACACTTTTAGTTACTATAGGGGCTCCGGCTACAGTTGTAGCCTTATCTCCAGTAATTATAGGATGGACTGAAATAGCAATTAGAGACTACTTAAAAAGAAAGAAGGAGATAGAGTCAAGAGATAGAGAAAAACAACAATCACTACAACCTACATCTCAACAACAATCACTACCACCACCATCTCAACAACAACCTACTCCATCTCAATCATCTCAAGGTTATGGTATGTATAACATATATAGACATAACCTTTATGATATAGGTAAAGAGTGGTATGATTATAAATCTAAAAAAGGAAGAGGGATGAAACAACCAAGAAAATCATATAATGCAAAAGATTTAGATTTAAGATATCAGTTAGGTGATGTCCCAGTAGTTAAGGATAAAAATTATGGAAAGATTGAAGATAACAATAACTTATATCAATATCTAGGTAGTGGCTCTTATCAAAAGCCTAAAAGGAAACAATCAGATAGACAAAAAAGAAGAGCTGAATTAGTTAGAAGGATAATGAGAGAGAAAGGTTACAATCTAGCACAGGCTAGTAAGTATATCAAAGTAAATAATTTACAATATTGAAAAAAAATTATATTATCTATTATTATAGAAAATATAAATGAATGAAGATTATAGTCAGTATGCATTAGAGAGAATAGTAAAAAAGAAAATCATAGAAGCTATTAGGAAGAAAAACCAAGAATTACTTAAATCAATCGGTGAAACAACTCAATTAACTCCTGGAGATACTGAAGTAAGTAGTCCAGTATTATCAAATATTATAAAAATAGATAGTGATTATAAATTTAATCCAGTAAGAACTGATTATTTTGATACTTTTTTTAACTTGTTTAATAAATTAAACTTAGAGGTCAATACTGTATTAAATCTTTTTAGAAGATCAGTCGGAAAGGATGCTAGTGGAAATACAATAAATTTAGTTGAACTTACAACAATGCAAAATTTTTCAACACTTTTAAAAACAAATGCAGAGATTGACAACACAATATTTAATTTAGAGGATTCAATAGAAAGTTTTATTGATAATAACCTTAAAATAAGTAAATCTAGTAAGGATAAAATGAGAAAACTTTTACAATTTTTACTTAATAATATTAAATCTATAGAACATTTATTTCAATTCAAAGATGACAAGAGTAATAAAGTTAAAATCATAACAAAAAATCCTAACTATAATCAAGTTAAACCAGCAAAAGGACCACCAAAAACATTAAAGGTTAATGTTAATGCTCTATCAAGTAATGTTAATTTAATGAACTTAATTGTAGATGATAACCTTCGTAAAAATACAGAGTTAAGTATAAATGAAGCAGTTTATAATCTTACTGTTAGATGTTATATGTTTTATAATGAAGTAGTAAATTATATAGAATCAATGTCAGAATTAAAGATAATAGATATGAAGGAAACAGAGATCCCAAAACCACAACAACTACCAGTTTCATCTAGTTCATCTAGTTTATTTAACCCCCCTAGTTCATCTAGTTCATCAAGTTCATCAAGCTCATCAAGTTCATCTAGTTCATCAAGTTCATCTAGTTCATCAAGTTTATCTAATTCTTTTCAAATATTAGAAGAACATGATCCTGTTAGTCCAGATATTTCATCCTACATACAACCTTTACAAAAAATAAATAAGTATGAAAATGTTGATTATCCAGAATTAAAATATATACCAGAAAATGAAAATGTTCTTGAAGATTTAATTAATAAATTTTCAAGAATTATTACAGAATTTGATGATAAATTGATTGATGCAGATAATAAATTACAAGAACTTCAACAAAAACCAAAATCGAAACATTATGAGATAAGTCGGCTTGAATTCTTGATAGTATATTTACAAAAAACAAGGGATGAACATTATGATATGAAAAAATTTTTAGAAGGTTTTAAAAATACTTTAGGAAATGTAATACTACCATCAGAACAAAATACTATTAATATTGAAACCATAATAATGTATTATAATTATGGAACTTTTCTTACAAATTATTATCATGCTCTCTTAGAAATTGATCCTCTAGGAAGTAGAACATTCAAAAAAAAACAAAAAGAAATAACTCAACATAAAAGTATTGTTGATGCATATAGAGCTGAATTAGAATTATATGAACAAGATCAAATTAACCAAAAAAATTTAAATGAATCCAGTGGTAAAGGGTTACAACAGAGATATATTAATCTATATCAAAATAGAAGGGGTATGCAGGGACAAGGTTTAAGTATGCAGGCAGTATATGGTGATCCTTATATGAATATGCTTTATGGAACTAAACAAATGTATGATAAATTAAAAGGTAAAAAGAAAGGATATGGTTTTAATCATCAATTATATGATAGCTTAGATTCAAGACTACCATCAAAATATTTATAAATTACTAATAAACAATAATAATTTTTTATTAGTGTAATATATAAGCAATGCCAGAAATAACACAATTTTATATTAATGATCCTAGTTATGCTCAAACATCATACTCATCAGGTTTTTTATTTACAGGAGACTGTGGTTATTTATCAGGAACAGTATTTACATCAAGCACACCATATACTTTTACAGTAACATGGTTTGTTGATTTGAACACTACACTTACAACAACTAATACAGTTGTATCAAATAGTTTTTATAATTTTGAACTACCAGTTATAGCATCATACTGTCAGATTAGTATTACAGGTTTAACTAATCCATGCATTTTAAGAGCTCAGTTGTTCTATCATATTAACTACATCAACTATAATCAATATGTAGGAATTACAGGATTTACTGGTATAGTAGGAGTTACAGGACCACAAGGACAACAAGGAATACAAGGGATACAAGGACCAACAGGTCCTACAGGTTCAACAGGAACTACTGGTCCAAGTGGTCCAACAGGTCCCACAGGTTCTACTGGTCCTACAGGTCCTACTGGTTCAACTGGTTCAACTGGTCCTACAGGTCCTACAGGTCCTACTGGTCCTACTGGTCTAACAGGGACTACTGGTCCAACTGGTCCAACAGGTATGCAAGGTATCACTGGTCCTACTGGTCCAAGTGGTTTAACTGGTTCTACAGGTCCATCTGGTCCAACTGGCCCCCAGGGTATAACTGGTCCAAGTGGTCTAACTGGTTCTACAGGTCCATCTGGTCCAACTGGTCCAACAGGTCTCCAAGGTATAACTGGTCCAAGTGGTCTTACTGGTTCTACAGGTCCATCTGGCTCTACTGGTCCAACAGGTCCAACAGGTCTCCAAGGTATCACTGGTCCAACAGGACAACAAGGATTAACTGGACCAACTGGACCAACATCAACTGGCACAGATAGAAGTATTTTTATGGCTACTTTAGATTCATCATCTATTAGTACAACAGTTAGATTTTTTATTGTACAAGGACTTGATAATGATGATGCTAGTTTTAATAATGTTCAAATGGTAGTACCTATTGCAGGAACTATAAGCACAATGTATGTTAAAACAGATGGTACTTTTGCAGCAAATAGAACATTTACATTATATAAAAATTCAGCATCAACAACATTAACAGCTACTGTGACAACTGGGAATACTACAACATCAAATACAGCTAATAGTGTTAGTGTTGTTGCAGGTGATTTAATTGCATGGGGGTACTCTGATGCTTCAGGGAGTGGTCCTAATAATACACAGTGCTCTGTTTCATGTGTATTTACTTTTTAAGAATAATTTTACAAAACAATAAAAATATAATATATATATTATATTTTGATTAACAATCTGAGTAATTAGGATATATATTTTTTAACTGTTGATAGGAATAATCATAAAGATCTGTAGGTAGAGAATTTACATTTTTTACAAAACCTAAATTTTGTAAAGGTGGAAATTCATTACTTTTAGCATCATGTGAAGCATAAACAGAATAATTGATATCAATATTATAAAGTGGATCAACACTAGATTTATCTAATTGAATCCTTATAACATTGTTTGAAATGCATATATATGTATTTTGAATTTGAATGCCATTGTAGTTTAAATTATCATGGTTAAGAATGCCCATTTGAAAATATATATATTACAAATAGAAAATATTTTTCTTTTGTAATTATATATTAAAATGTTTGATATTGATAAGTTAAAAATCTTAACTCCATTATCTAGTGATGAAGTGAGTAGAGAAACTGAATATGTTAATGTAAGTGCATATAAGTATTTTAGAATTACATCTTACTCAGATATTGATTTACAATTAGATATCATATTTAGTTTTGATGGTCAAAATGAAGGACCAGTCCAAATAAATCCTTTAAATCACAAATGGACCACTAGAAAAGTAGAAATTATTCTACCATATGTTAAATTAAGAGTTACTAGAGCAGTATCAGAGATTCAAGATAATAAACTCTTAGTAGTGAATATTCTAGCAAGATCACAATCAGATGAATCAAAGAAAGAAGAAGTTGAACATATTGAACATGTTGAACCAGTTAAACCAGTTGAACCAGTTAGATCCAAATCACCCTTTAGTAGCATCTTAAAAAGGGGTAGATCAAATTCAAGAACTGAGTCCAAACATGAACAACCTAGATCTGAGAAGATTCAAGTGCATGATTCAAGAATACCAGAGTTTCTACCAAGAAATGCTATATTAGTAGGTGGTTATAGTAATTCAGCAACCATAATACCAGCACCTATAGATAATGACTGTGTTTTAGTATATTCAGGTGGTAAATTTGTATGGATGCCCCTATTAGATCCACAGACTCAAAGCAAGAGTGTCAAATTCAGCCAAATTTATGATTAAATTAAAACAAATATCTAATGTAATATATATACATATGCCACCAATTCAAGCATTAAATAATAACCTAAGTAATTATCAAGACACAGACTGGTCCAGTGGGTGGATTTTTGTAGCAGATGTTACATCATTAACATTATCATTTTTATGTGATTATAATTGCACTTTAACAATATCTTACTCAATTGATCAACTAGAGAATATTATCTATCAAGAAACCAGTTCAATAGTTTCAAATGTTTTGTTACAGTTCATCAATAAAGAAGTGAAAACTAGATATATAAAATTTGATATCACTGGTATTACAGTAGGGTCAGATCTATTAACTCAGGGGTTCTACCATGTTTAAAATATTATTTTAAATCTAGAATAATATTTTAATGAGATGATAGTAAATGATCAACCATAATTTGAAGCTCTCTCTTTTTCTTATTTGTTACTTGATACTGTCCAGTCTGACCTTTAGGTCTATTTAATTTGATAAATTCTTTAAGTTGTTTAACTGTCATTTTAGAAGGGTTATGATAAGAATTCATTGAACCACCTCTCTGTAAATGTAAAAAGAGTGCTTGATCATGATTTTGATTATTAGGTTTAGATGGTTTATTAGTAGTTAAATGACTAAGAACATATTTATCAAATGGAGACTGATAGTTTTCTAAATTTAAACCAGATCGATTATTATGACTTGATCTTTTCATAGCATGTTTATTATTTGCTTTTACTTTATCAGGAAAGCTCTCATTAGGATTAGGTCTATTTGATATCTGGATATTCTGTGGAGTCTGTCCAAAGTAGTGATCATCATCAAGATGTCCTAAGTTTTGATATGAATGAGCTTTAAAAGGATCATTAGTCTGAGAATCAAAAACATATTGATTTTTTAGATCATCCTCATCTCTAAAATAATTTTCTACAGGTCTTAAAGTGCTAGTAATATCATTATTAGTTGAAATCTCATATGTATTAGTGCCAATAGGTTTATCATTAACTATATCTGCAAGTAATACAGGCTTATTGTAAATGATAATCTCATCTACTTTACTCCCCTCTCTCTCTCCTAGTTCTTTAGATATCTGAGACCCTAAACTGTATCCTACATTGATGATATGATAACCCATTTTACTGTATTTTTTTTCTGCATCAAGCTGAGTCTGATATCCATCTTTATACCTATCAGTATGCTTAGCTCCTAAGAAAAACATAACCAGATCATCTTTAATATCTAAATAAGTCTGTTTAATCTCCTTTTTATCAACAAGAGTTGAACTGTGAGAAATGATACATGTTTTATTTTCAACACAGTAATAAATCCTTATTGTTCTTATACTTAATTTTTTATCAAGTCTATAATGCTCTCCAGAGTCATAAATATCAGTAGCTGGATTTATCAAAAAAGTATTTTCAATAATTTTCTGGAGTAAGGAGTTTCTCATACCACTCCCTTTAAACCTTCTACCCCCTAAATACCTAGTCTTAACCATAATATTCTATAATATACAAATATAAAATATATTTACTAATATTATAATGAATATCAAAAAAATCTTATCATATTTTCAATACCCAGGATCAGATATTAAAATAATAGGAACATTTAAAGATGACAATTTGAAATATTACAATGATATAGATATGCAGAATAATGTAGAATATGTTCAAAGGGGATACAAGCCACTATTAACATTTTTTAGGAGAATTTTTAATCATGCATTTGAAAAGAAGATATATATAACTGACTTTAAAGCAGGGTTTTATAATGGTTTTGTTATCAGATGGAACCATGAAGAGATTGATCGCGGATATAAACAAGTATCTGATGACTATCAGATTGATTTTGTTGATGTATTCAAAATGAAAAGCATGATCAAGATTGATTTTATTGTTTCATTAGATGGAATATTTACTGAGTGTAGTGTTAATTATTATTTTCATATTGTTAAAAATAACTTTTCAACTAGACCAGAACTGGTCCAACAATACAATGCTTCTATTTATCAAGACTATAAAAAATATTTAAACAATAGAGAATACTATAAGGCTACAAAAAGGTTGTATAGATTTTTTAAAGCAATCAATGATAAAGTGAATGTCAATAGAATAGAGAAATTTATGAACAGTGAAGTAGGTCATTATAGTTATATCATGTCTCATTTGAATAATATCAAACAATTGATAGAATATGATGAAGATATCAAGCTAAGTGATTTAAAATCATCAATAAAAAACCTATTAAATGATACTAAATACTACGAATTTTCAAAGAAAATCAAAGATAAACATCAAATTATCTTGTTAATAAAAACAATTAATACAATGTTAAAAGAGAGAATAGACAAAGAATCTCTTGAATTTTTACAGACAAAAATTAAGTCTCATGATATAATCATTCAATTATACAAAAATAAAACTCTCTAGTATATATATATTATGAATACAGAACAAGGCTATAGGTTCGGAATTATAAAGAATGATAACATAGATGAAGATGATAAAAGGAAGATTTTAAAAAGAGGTCAAATAAAAGATGATTATTATGAGTGCGAATATTGTTACAAGACTTTAACAAAGATGAACTACTCTCATCACTTAAAGAGATGCTCTGCTTATAAGAAAAAACTTGAAAATGATAAGAAGGATATAATTCTATATGCAAGTGGAGATAAGAAGGTTAAATCCTTTACAAAAAGAATAGAACTAGACCCTGATGGATCTAAATCAATTGAAATAATCCCTAGTAACAAAGAGAGAACTGTGATTACTTGTATAGGTATAGGGGGCTCTGGTAAATCATACTGGACTAATGAGTTCTTAAAGAAATGGACAATTGAGCATCCTGGTAAAGACATTTATTTTTTTAGTTCATTGAATGAAGACCCTAGTATAACAGTAGATGTTAATAGAGTGGATCTAAAAAAGTTTTATGAAGCCGATGATCTATACATGGAAGATTTTCAAGACTCCTGTTTAGTATTTGATGATTTTGATTGTATTACAGATGCAAAGATTAGGAAGAAGCTTTATAACTTTATTACTTACATGCTATTTACTGGAAGACATGTTAAAGCAACCATCTTGATCACTCTACATAACCCTACTACTAAAACTGGGGATACCAAAGCATTCTTAAACGAATCTCATATCATAGTTTCTTTTATTAATGGTATGGGTAATCGTAGCATTAACTACGTTTTTGAGGCTTATCTAGGTATGTCCAAAAAGCAGATTGATAGAATGAGAAAATTAGGAGATACATCTAGATGGGTAGCTGTAGTTAAAGGGGCTCCTAGTATAGTTGTAAGTCAATATCAAGCATATGCTAATTATGCATCTGAGTCTTTTGAATAATATATATTATGGTTTATTAACTATAATATATTATGAATGACTTTAAACACTAGTATAAATATCAAGCATATGCTAATTATGCATTTTAGTTTTTGAATAATCTATATTATGGGTTATTAACTAACTAAAATATATCAAGAATGACTTTTAAACAGTAGTATTTTTCTTCTTGAACATCAGTTTAACACTACAAGAACCCCCTGAGAGAAGATATAGAGGATGTAGCACTCCAAATGTATCCAACCAATATATTTGTATATCAATATTTCTTAATTCTTGTTTATTGTTTGATAAACTGATAAACCTATACTCTCCTTCTGGAAGATAAGATACATCAGACCTAATAATCATATCTGCACCTGGTGAGAAATCACTAATGATATTTAAACTACTATCTTGTTGTTGAGATGGACTATAGTATATAGTGTTATTATTATAAAGTAAATGTGGTTTATTCATACTATTAGGAATTATAGGAATAGCATCAGATGTGAATATAATAGTACTGACCGGATTAATACACCCTACAGTAGAAGACATTTGTTTAATCTCTAAATATCTCTGCATAGGTTGAACATTAGTATCACTTGATCTTAGTATAAATGCATTGTTAAAAGAGTTCATCTGTAACTGATAATTCATATTAAGATATCCATAGGTCTGATTTAAAGATAACTGTTTAGAGTTTATATTCTGTTTTACAAAATAAAAAGTGCTCAGTAAATTGTAAAGTGATTTATTAAAATACACTGTAACATAAACCTCCTTATCTCCTTGGGGGCTAGGAAATGGTCTATCTGTTTGATATAAATTCTGTCTTGCAATGAATACAAATTTATTATCAGATTGATCAAAAATAATCATTGGTGGAGTTATATCAGTAAAATATGGATCAAATGATGATAAACTAGCTGCTAAACTTGAAAGTGTATTATTGATTATAACACATAAATGGTCATAATTGTATGCAAAGTAATAATCACTAACTGATTGTAAATGAAATCTGTCATTATTACTACTAGGAGCTGGTGGAGCTGGAATACTTAAATCCTGTGGTATCCATGTTAAATGTTGTGGTCCTGTGCAGTAAATTGTTGAACCAACATTACCTCTCCTAACCTCCATAGTAATAGTATGAAGCATTTTATTAGGATCAGTTTGATTAGATCCTGGTTGAATTTCTGCAATATATACTGGAAGGGTAGGAGTAGATACATAAAACCTAACAATAGACATATCATACTGACTACAATCTTCTATAATAGCACTCTGTCTAGTCTCATAAAACCTTACTGACTGTTTTAATTCAATATCATTTGAATAGTTCTTTAGATTGAGATCATAATAAACATAATTAGGAAGATCATCCATTTTAAAATTATATATAATAACCATATAAAATAATTTTTATGAAACTCTAGGACAAAATATTTTTCAAGTTATTTTTGTTCTTGAATTTTTAAATATTAAAATATTTAAAGATTTAATTATTTTTAAAATATTATTTTCTTTAACTATAATATATACAAAAAAATTATGGCTTACAACAAAAACTCTAAACCTGAAGAATTCATGTTCATTGATAGTGATGATGATGAAGTTTTAACTGATGATCTCTCAGTTGATGATGAAGAGGATGATTTAATCTCTATCACTAATAAAGAATATTGTGAATTACTTGATTATAAGAAGAAGTATCTATCATTACTGAAACAAATGAAAGTTGAAATAGAAAAAGAAAAATTAAAAAAGAAACCAGTAGAAGTTAAAGCTGAAGTGAAAAAAACTCCAGTTGTAGTTAAAGCTGAAGTAAAGAAGACTCCAGTTATAGTTAAACCTGAAGTGAAAAAAACTCCAGTTGTAGTTAAACCAGTAAAATTAATCAGTCAAGTTGTAGAGAAAACATGTATTTCATGTTATCATGAATATGAACAAGACACAGTAGATAAAGAATTATACTGTGAAAATTGTCTAAATAATCCTAAAAATTTAATTACTTGTAAAGGTAAAACTAAACAGGGTCATAACTGTAAGTGTAAAACTTTATACTACAATAAATTATGCTTATATCATTATATGACTAAATGTTATTATTGTTTGACAGAATTGAAGGAAGGAGATCATGTTAAATGTGAAACTATAACAAAAGCTGTTGGAGAAAAAAGAAAAAAAGTGGGTCAAAGGATGGAGGCACAGTGTATGTATAATAATAAAGGAACAGTAGCAAATATATGTCATAACTGCTTCGATGATGGAAAATTGAAAATTAGACTCTGGAAACCACAAAGAGATAAAATGAGTTACTCAGATGATGAAGATGAGATAGAAAAACTAATTTCTGAATATGAAGGTGAAGAAGAATTCATATTTTAATGATTAATTTGATTTTATGGTTTTTACTAAAAAACTATAAAATTCTTGAACAATAATTTTAATATCAACTATATTTATACAGATGGATATTGATATAGAAAATAATGACACACTAAGCAACCCTTTTATGTTTTACAAGTATAAATTATCAGACTTATTTGAGATTGATGAAATAAATAAACTCATACAACTCTTTAATAATTCAAGAACAAACCTATTTAATCTTATTGAAGTGATGGACACTCTACCTATTCATAAAGTAGATTACTATTATCTATTCAATATTAGAGAACCACTCTCAGATCTATATGAGATGCCAGTAATGAATATGAAATTCTTTAGAAAATCTAAAAAATATATGTATTTTCAATTCAAACAAGTATTTAATAGTGTTATTCAAGATCTTGATGAGGTTATCATGCTTTTGAAAAATAGGAGAGAATTGATAAAGATTAAAGAAGAATAGATTAATAATATTTTATCAATCTATTCTATACAATGGAGTATAAAATAGGAATTTATACAGTTAAGGCCCCTAGTAAGCATAAGAATAAAAAATATGATGTTTATTCAAATGGTGAGTTCATTCTATCATTTGGAGATTCAAGATATGAACAGTATCATGATAAACTAGGATATTATAAAGATAAAGACCATTTTGATATAATTAGAAGAGAAAAATATAGAAAAAGGCATCATAAGGATCACATTGATAACCCTAAGTATCCTGGTTACTGGTCTTATTGGTATTTGTGGTGAGTTCAACTAAAATAAATCATTTAATAATTTAAAATGATTTATTAATCAAGAATCTTTTACTCTCTTTGTCCTACTCTTGAGATATTACATTTTCTACATGCTAAAACACAGTTACTTTTGATATGACCTATTTGATTATTCAACCTTTCAATAGTGCATAAGCTATCATTATAATTGATTAACTGCATTATAATGCTACAGTAATAGCACTGCATGGACTCATCCATCAATCCTTTGAGAAAACATTTATCAATAAAATTGTTAGGATCATATAGATTACTCTTCTTATCTCTGTGCTTTGAATGCTTAATCATATTTTCAAGAATAATTTTCTGTGAGTCTGAACAGCTTTTACATTGAGATTTTCTAATCCCATGAAGACATTTTTTATGGTAGCTCTTATTTTTATTTCTACAATAGCTGCATGTCTTTGTGGATCCTCCTCGAATTGTTTTAAATTCATTTTCAATTTTTTCATGATGACATCTTGAGCAAATAGTTTTATTTTCATCCATGATGAATAATGCTTAATAATGCTTAATAATCATTTATCTCTTTATATATCTTGAATCTTGATTTAAACAACTCAAAAAATTGTTGTTTGGGTCTAAAAAAATTATGAACTATATATAGTTTTCTGTTGGTGACACTTATATGTGTTTTCTTTTGTGAGAGGTGAGAGCACTTGGGTGAAAAAAGCATTTGAATAAAATATATTTATTTGATATAAATCTCTAGTGTGTTGATAGAGAGAGAAATGAGAAAGAAAATAGAAGAAAAGAAGCCTGCCGACGATGAAAACCCATGTCGCGACATGAGAGAAAACACTGACGGAACAACTCAGATGAGTCGCCACATCAAAAGAACAAAACGGATATGAAAAATAAAGCTTTATTAAAGATTTAAGATCAGAGAGAAAGAACGGACAGAAAGAACAGAGAGAAGAGAAAGAGATGAAGAGAAGATGAAAAAGGATTCATCTCGAAGGTCCAGATGATGCCCCCGAAGTCGCCGCTGATGTCGCTGAAGTCTCCGCTGCCTTCGAACACTTAAAAGCAATCAAAAGAATCAAACATCAGAGAAGAAACGCTCTCAGAGATAACAAGAAAACCAGAACAACACGAAACAAGAGAAATAAGCATTTTCGTCATGATGATGTCATGATGACAAAAATGCAAAAAAATAGTGTAAATCCCTATAAACAGGTGTATTTTTGTCATCATGACATCATCATCGATATTTTTATCACCCACAAGCTTTAATTTTACACTGTCAATATTTTTCTATATAAAGATTAATGTTGAAACTCTAGGAATAAATTT